AAGCCATCAGCCCAGTTGATGTTTGACTTGATAATCTGGTCAGCATTTTGACCCAGTGCCTGACGCTCTTTTTCGTAGTTAGCCTCCATAGCCGCACCAGTTTCTGAGGCCAGAGTTGTTATCTGACCGGCCAGCTCATCAAACGCTGCCTGATTGACGCCATACTTCTGCGCCCATGACACATAGGCATTGACCATAGGGTCTTCCATGTCATGCCCTGCTTCAGATAGGACAGAGGTGTCATACTCTTCAGGTGCTTTATGTTTGCCTTGGCTGAACTGTTTTTGTAATTCATCGTATGATTTAACGATGTTCTCTAGGTCCGGGCCTTCCTTCTCGTCCCAGAACTTCTCTGGGAACCAGTCCGGGCGTTCGTAGGTAATGTCCTCATCCTCGACCTCAGCCTGCTCGGCGTCCTCGGCGAGATGCGAGATACTCTCTTCTTCATCACTTGCCTTATCCTCAGCGAGCGCTGCTCCGGCCATCAATCCATCAGGAGCCGGTGCTTCAGCCGGTTGTTCCTGTGTTTGCTGGTTATCGTCATCCTGGCTCATTTGTCCTCCTAATCCTTTGCTCTATCTCACGCACTAAGCTATTCTGACCTTCTCGTGCGTAACCAAAAGAAGCATCAGCTCCCGGCACCCATGCCGGTTGTTCAATAGTAATCGAGCGCAGATGTTCTAAAACTTTCTTCCCGGCCTCCGTGGTAAAACAGCGGTGAAACTGGATATCCATGTCCCGCTGTAGGTCCATGTTTTTCAGACGAATAGGTTCGCTGTCTGCGTCTACGCCGTCCCAACCGGGGTCGTTTATGCTGCGTATTTTATCTGCTTGGCTCATTGCTCAATAGCCTGTTCAGGTTGTGCCATGCCCTGCGCCTGCAACTGTGCCTGCGCGGCCTGTAGTAATTCTTGCTGTATCTGCTGCCGCTCTTGCGGTGTGGTTCTCAGCTCAGCCGGTATGCCAAGCTGGTCAGCCAGATAATCACCGACTGCATCCATCCGCAATAAAGTCTGCGCTTGTGGACCTAGTGCCTGCGAGACTTGCATAAACTGCATAATCTCTGAGACTTTCTCCATGTTGTTTGCCATAGCCAGAGGACTGACCGGGGTGACCTTTACCTCCAGGCCATTGACCTTTAGAGGCAGTTCAATCATTCCCATTTCATCCATCAGCTCAAGTGTGCGGCGGACAATGGGGTGCATTGTTTCACTTATCAGCCTGCCGAACGCACTGCCGAGGTTTTGAGCAAGGTCAGACAGTCTGGCATTTATTTCTGTAGCAGACCGGGCGCTCATGTTATCCGGGGTCAGACCCTCATCTAGCAAAGTCTTCTTGATGTTTGCCCGTAAATCATTAGCCACAATCTGCGATAGAGATGCATCCCCAGACCGTGGGAGGGGGGCAAGCGAAGGACCCCTCGGACCGCCGTTGGAGGAGACGCCTATAACAGCGCCCGGTACGATGCTGATGGTCTGGGGATTTAGGACGCCATCATCTACAGCCGTGAATACGCCGCCGATCGAGATGCTGGCATTTTTAAGTGTTAGTTCAACAACCTTATTTAAAGTCTTGATATCAGGCAAACAATACAAAATCGGACCGCGCCCATAGCGCTCGTTTGAGGCTTTCATATACCGACTAATAACAAACGGGAATGACTTGAGGTTCCGGTGAACCAGCTTGTAATCATCCTCCATCGTCATCAGGCAATAATGTATTTGGTTGTCCTCGGTATAGGTTGCCTCAAGCAGCTCGACCATTTCGGTCGGGTCTTCCTGATATTTTCTTATCATCTCTTCAGGCATTTCAGCGTCAGGCCACTCCTTGTCGATGACACGAAACGGGCGTCTGAATTTTCTATAAACGGTGTCTACGTTGCCATTTGGCCCTTCATCAAAGGTGACATGGTAGGACGGAATAGCTGTGTATCTGATAGGGGTCAGCTCATCTCCGGGCTGTATCAACATAACAGCCGTACCGACAGCTAGGTCCAGCAGAAACTCACCCATAGCCAGGTCAAAGCCTGACTGGTTCATGATAGAGAACATGCGCTCAGAGTAGAAGTCTAGGACTTGCTGGGTTTCTATCTCGCGCTCTTTGGGTATCTCATTGCCGGGTTGCAGGCGGCACCATGCCCGCTGTGGGGGAAACAAAGATGATTGCAGGCGGTTGGCAAAACGAGCTGTTGAGTGGATAGCAGTGCTATCAAAGACCCGCTTCATTTTATTCTGACCCGGCGTTGATTGCTCATAGTAGCCGTCATAGAGGTTTCGCATAGGCAGGGCGTACTCATACGCTTCCTCATAAATGGCTCTCCACTGCTCTTTGTGGGTCTGAGCTTTCTTGTATCGCTTTTTCAGAACTTCAGTAGAGAGCTCCATCAATCCCCAACTTTCTTTTGTGTTTCAGCATGAGCCTGAGTAAATGACTTTCCCTGCTTCATCAGGTTGGTCATCATCCGCATATGGCGCGGTGTATGATGTTTTTTATGTTTTTTCATCGTTGCCTGTTGGCGTTTGGTGAGCTCAGCCATATCAACTCTTCTTGTGACGGTTAGCAAAATTTCTAGCAGCTTCTACTGACCCAAAGCCCCATGCTTTCAAAGCCAGAGCCTTTCTGGTAGGCCGACCCTTTTCGTCCTTCATTGGTCCTTTCATGCCAGCAAAACGTGCAGCAAAAGATACGCGGCGAGGGCTTGTGCCAGAGCTAAGAGGACGCTTGAGGTTCGAACCCTCCGTTTTCTTAAAATGCTTTCTGCCAGCCTCATTCAATCCCCCTTCAGGGTTTTGAAATCGTTTAGCGACCATTTAGCTAGTCTTCTTCTTCCCGTACTTCTTCATCGCTGCTTTTCGCATCTTGTTTGTTTTGCTGTCCATCTTCTTGGACATTTTGCTCTTGGCTCCTTTGGCTCCGTACATAATCAGCCTCCGTATGTTTCGGGTTGCGCCTATAGGTTCGCATGTTAGCCTCGCGGATTACGTCCAGCGCCCAGCGTACTGCTTAATTGAACATCACGGCCTTGGGCTTCCGCGCCATAAACGCCGGGTGCCATCAACATCCGTCTGCCGCCGGTACGCCGTGCAGCGCCTCTGGCCGCAAGCCTTCGCCGGGTCGAGGCTTCATCACGTTTGTTTTTCTCTTCCTGACGCCGCAGATTTTCATCAATTGATGGGTCAGGAGGAGGGGGAGCCTTTGGTCTAGAAAAAATACCGCCCATTAGAACATCCTTGAATACATCCAGTAGTCAGAACCATCGGGGCCGTAACGCCTCAACAATCCTTCACGCTCAAAGTAACACCTCTGCGCCCATCGGTCAGCCCGCACATTTAGCGTACAAACAGTGAACTGTAGCCTTTTTATTTGCATTTTGTTTGCTGCATGCTCAAAAAAACGTAAGGCAGCACGGTGCATAGCGATTGTTTTGCGGTCTATTTTTGCAGAGGGTATAAGCCATGCTTCGCCCACTCCGGGCCACAGCTCCCAGAGGCCAAACATGGCATAGACATCCTCATCGCCAATCGCTGTAAAAGCATGACCGTGCTCAGCGTATGTCTGCAAATATTCACGATACTCATCGAAGAGCTCGATGTTTTTTTTGTCAAACTCGTTGAGCTCACACATGAACAAATGAGCCGGATGAAACGGGACAACCTTGTGGCGAGGTACATCCATCCGCATGACTTTGTTTAACTCATCAATTGAAAACATCGAAATCTAAAACCTTTGCATTTACAGGCCGGGTCATGCGGTTGGGGTTTTTAGTCATGATTTTATGCTCAGAGCCCAGCAGGCAGTAACCCGCCGCATCTCCAACGTGGGAATGCTCGTTCTTGTCCGGGACATCCCTAAAGCGCTCCTGTCCAGCACCCATGGCAACCCGCTTGAAGTGATAGCCGCCGACCAGGGCTTTGCGTAAACGCACACATTTGCGGTCAATCATAAACCCCGGCTTGCCATCGATAAGCCTGCCCATCGGTATCGCCAGAGCCTCCCGCCGGGTGCGAAACTCGTTTGTCGCGGTAGGCCGTGCCAAAATGCCATGAGTTTTAAGATGGTCAAACGCCGTGGTTTCAAATATCTGGTCACGCTGCGAGCCAGCCGGGTCACCCCATGTCAGCGTCTCCATGCCGGAAAACCTCGCATTGAGCTCAGTCTTTAGATGATTGCAGAACCGCTCTAGACCCATATCGAAGGTGACCAGCTCATGCAGCACATGCCACCGGCCATTGCCCAGCTTCTGGGCAAACACCGCCGCCGGGGTCAAACCAAAGTCGAGGCCGATATGGATAGGCGCATTTGGCTCTATCTCTAAATCATCACACATGAGATTATCGTTATACTCAGGCCAGACCGGCTTGCCTTCTTGCACAAACGTATACTTGCCTTGAGCATAGCACCGTATCCAGTCGAGGTTCTTGCCGCCCAGGAGCTGGTCATAGTAGCCATTGGGCAAATTCTTCAGGTTCTCAGCCTTGGGATTGGTCTGCCACCACCGGCCAGCCTGATGAGTGTACCCCTGCGCCTCAGGCATTTCAGCAGGCAAGTCCTCAATATCCACCTCTAAAACACCGCCCGGTTGCCGGAAAAACTCCCAGTTGAACTTACCACCGGGCTTTTCTTTCTCAGCCAAGCGGTAGTAGTAGTGGTCATCATCCATAGGGTTCGTGTCCAGTATTACGCCCCGCCAGCTCGGACCGCCATCAGCCTTGGTCGGATAACGCCCTACACGATGCGTCAGCCCGTCTATAACAGCCTTTGGGAGTTCTCTGCATTCGTTTACCCAGGCCCCAGTGAGCTCAAGACTGAGCAGCTTCCGCGTATCCTTGGGGTCATCCAAGGCTAAAAAGATAACCTCCATATCAATCCCGGCAGCTCCGTCACGAGGCGGCAGCTTAATATGATGCGTGATAGGCGGTGCATACTTGACCGGCCCCCAGACATCCTCCGGCAATAACTCCAGCCAAGTCTTCAAAGTCGTGGTCCGTAACATCGGATGCGTATTGCGAACAATCGCGAAGCGACTGTACTTTATCCCGTCACGAGGGGAGGGCTTCTGCTCTACAGCTCGCCGGAATATCTCCGCACAACAGGCATAGCTCTTGCCGCTGCCCACCGGCCCCATGATGCCCCTCACAAAAGCATTGCTCTTGAAAAACCGGGCTACAGTCGGAGAAGAACTAAAATTAAGTTTCAGACCCTGAGGTATCTGTTTCATCTGGCATCACCATTTCTATCGCTACAACACTAGGCTTATCAATCTGCTTCTCGGTATCCAGCAACCCGGCACTCTTCGCCAGCATCTGTAACACCCGAACCTTATCAATCATCTCAACCTCTATCTGGTCACCACCCCTGGTAGGCGTTACCTTAATCTTCTTTATCGCCCCCAAGACATGGTCAGGAATGTCATCCAACTCCTTCAACTTCACAGTCCCGCCCTCAATGTCCACAACATCCGTAATCTTTGAAGACCCCAAACGAAGCAGCTCCTCCGCCAACGCATCCCGATTATCGTAAATAATCTCAGAACCCTTCAGCCTCTTCCTTATCTCACCCATGGCAAACCGACCGGGCGGCGGAACCCTGCGCTTGCTCATCCCCACGGACCCCCTTGCTGAGCCGGTACACCGTCCTGCTTACGGTCATCCTCAAAACACCGCAGCCAGACATCACCCTCCTTGTTCGGGTAAGGCGAAACATCCAGCTTGATGCTTATCTTGCCGCCTTCATCCATGAACAAAGTGCCTATCCTCGCCCAGTACGGCTTGTCCCGGCCCTCTATCTCCTTCGCCTGCATAATGTTCAATCGCTTCTTCATGGCTTTTTCCTTTCATGTTTTTTGCCAAAATATTTTTGTGATGGCCCCCCTATACGTGCGGCAGGGGCGGGGGGGCATAGGTCGCTTTTTTGCGCCTGTATTGTTGACCGCTCTTGCATGTGTACAATGACTAGCCGACCGTCTGGTTTTTGTACAATCATGGCATCCTCATGCTTGCTGTGACTTTCTTGATAAGCCCTGACGCATCGACTGGCTTACCCTGCTTTTCTTTGCGAGCAATAAAGTATTGCAGGCTGGCAGGCGGCTGTTTGCTTTTCTTCTGCATCCAGTCCAGCAGACTTTCTGCATCTGACATGAAGGTGTCGTGCGTGTATCCTGATGACAGAAGCTGACGTGCCAGTTGCTCTTGCCTCAGGTCATGCTTGAACCCTCGACCCCATCGTCTGTTGACCGCATGTGCATAGCTTATACACAGCCTTCTACAATCAACTTCATTTATCTCTTCTTCTATAGTTATAGTAGTATCGTTATTTACAAGCTGCACCTTGTCGAGTTGTACAAGCTGGGGCTTGTATTGCGAATCATTATCATACAAGGTGGGGCTTGTAGTTGCAGAGTTATCCACAGCCTCTTTGACCTTGTTTTGTTTACGTCTGGACTGTTGACCTTTTGCGCCTTTAGCTGCTTGTTCGATAGTTTCTTTTGCCACTTGTTGCTCTTCTTCTTCTGTTTTGGGCATGGCATCAGCGACTGCTTGCACTTCTTCGAAGGTCATGACCGGGTCGTATTTGACCCGCCAGAGTGCGCCTTTCTTACCGTAGGGACGTCTGATGTCCTGATTACGCAGCTTTTCGATGTAGCCCCATTCTACGAGCTTTCTGAAGTGCTGTGAGATAGCTTGCTGTGATATTTCCATGTCTCTTGCTATTGTGGACTGATTGACCCAAAACAGGGCTGTGTATCCGTTAGCGTGGCTACAGCAGTATGCGAGCACGAAAAATGTCATCGGGAAGCGCACAAAGCGGGTGTCGCGTGTAGAGCGGCCCGGCAGTGTGGCAATAGCAGATGGTGACTGCCCGTTGCCGTGACCGTCTGGTGCGTCCCTTATCGGGTCTGGCGTTAGCTTACTTTTCTGCATCTTCATCCACTGGCACATGGCCTTCGCCGTCACAGTCCGGGCAAGTGTCCAGCTTGTCTGTGAGGTAGCCGCCGTTCATGTAATCCACGACTGCATGCTCAACCATTGTCTCGCCCCGGCCTTCGCACAGTTCGCACTCTTGCACCGTTTCCCAGATGCCGGGCCTACGGCTTATCCTGAAAGTTTCACCCATAATGCACCGCCTTGATTGTCTGGCCAATACGCATGGCTATTTGCGGCACTATCGCGTTGCCTAGTCCTTTAAGTCTGTCCACCCGCTTGGGTATCCCATTAGCCACTCGACCCACTGAGGGTTCAGCTGCCCACCATTCTTCTGTTGGTTGTCTGTGTACTGCACTGCTACATCGAGTGTGTCCATGCTCACTTTGCCGTTCCGCGTCCTTCCCCCCAGATAACCGCCCTTGTGATCTCTTGTTGTCGGTGTAGGCCACATTTGCACTGTTTTTGACAACCCCGCTCCCTTCCCTGTTTTCGGGTTTACTCCACTCCGTTCCGTTGCTGTCGGTGTCGGCCACATTTTTACTTGATCCGAAAGATTTGCTCCATAATCCAGATTGGGATTGGCCTGACTGATGCGCCGCCCTTTTTCGTTGAGCTTGCGCGGCCCCGCTGTTCCGTCCGTTGTACGCGGCGTTGCCCACATTCTGGCGTAACCGCCCAGCGTTGTGCCGCGACTTGTTCCCACAGTTTTTCCCACGCCTCGAACTTGCGGATTGTCTTGTGTTGTCGGTGTTGGCAATAATAAAAATTCGTTGTCGGCGGTGTGGGGCATTGACGGATACAGCTCCAACACAAAATGTTTGGACTGCGTAACCGGCCTGATCTTCCAAGTCAGAAAGCACTTGGTTGAGGCCCAAACTGATGTGTCCAGAAACATTTTCGCAAACAATCCAAGTGGGGCGTTTTGCTTGAATAATCTTAAATATTTCCGGCCAGATATGGCGGTCATCTTCCGTGCCTCTTTGGTTCCCGGCAACGGAGAAAGGCTGGCATGGGTATCCAGCTGTGAGAATGTCACAGTCTGGAACAAGTCTAGCTGGGTCACTCGCTAACTCCTTTACGTCTTCTGCTATCGGCACGTCAGGCCAGTGCTTTGCCAAGACTTTGCGGCACCAAGCATCTGTGTCGCAAAACAGGACAGGCTCAGATAAGCCAGCCCATTGAAAGCCAAGACTGAAGCCGCCAATGCCCGAACATAAATCTGTGTGCCGCAGCATCAATCTAGCCCCAAGTCTTTTACATCAAAGCTATCGAAATCATCATCCATGAGCTCGTCACGGTATATCGGCTTCGGTGCGGGGCGAGGGTACAAGACCCTCTTCCTTGGCTTGGGCTTGGGCTTGGCCTTGGGTGCTGGCTTTGGCTTGGCCGCGAGCAATACCTCAGTCGTGCTGAAGGTATGACCGGCAGGGCATCTGCGCCTGCGCCGGATTGTTTTAGCATCTGGCCTGCTATCCACCACCTGGGTGCGTTGTTGGCACTCAGGACACAGCATTCCGCAAACCGCTATAGATATGGTTGTAGGCTTCTTCCAGCTCACGGTCTGTCTTCAGGACATGTCTTGCTCGGCGAACACCAGCCCAGACTGTTGTATGGTCCCGGTTCAGGGCATGGCCTATCTGCACCGAAGACTGATAGGTGAGCTCATGAGCAAGCAGATAGATGATATTCCGCCAGCGTGTAACGTCCCGGCGGCGGCGAGCACTGATGAGTTCGGATGCTGGAACGCCTGACCAGTCTGAGACTGCCATTATAATTTCACGGACCGATACTGTCCCGGCGATATCTCGCAGATTTTCGTGCCGGGATACATAGCTTCGACAAGTTTCTTCTTCAGTCGGTAAACGTCTGTCTTGTAGCCCTTCACGTCCTCCACCACTGTCATACCTTGTTGCCCTTGTGGGCCAGCAAAGGACACGTCTAAGTATCTGAAATCGGCTATGTAGTCGCATATTTTTCTCCCATTTAACTCGCATCTAATGCGTGGATGTATCTCCAGATGACTTATTTCCCCGGCCTCCAACCGGGGCTTGAGGGTGTATTTGTAATGCTTTGCCTCGGCCAAACTGTCGAAGGTGTAGCCATCGAGGCTGACCTTTTTGTTTCTGAACTTGCTATGCGAC